TGAGAGGGCCGGACGGGCCGGCCCCGCACCGCAGGAGGCAACCGATGCGCAATCCCCATCCCGCCGACGCCTGGGCCGCGCGCCAGATCGCCCGCGCCGCATGCTTCACCGTCTGCCGCTTCCGCGGCGCCGGCCGCTACGACACCCGCCGCTTCGCCACCCTGGCGGAGGCCCGCGCCGACGCGGCCGGCGACCGGCGCGCCATCATCTACGCCGTCACGTCGGAGGGCATCACGGTGCACGTCGAGAACGGGAGCCGCGACGACGGCCTGAACGTCCGCTACCGGCCGGACCTCTCGGAGAGCCATCCCTGGACGGTCTGCTTCCGATACGAGCCACAGCGCGGCTTCGCGACCCGCGAACAGGCCGAGATGGACATCGCGATGCGCCGCGCACGGCGGATCGCGCAGATCACCGAGGAGGGCGCGCGATGATCATCCGCATCGCCGTCCGCGCGGGCGAGGGGCACACGCTCCCCGCCTGCCGCACCCCCGCCGAGCTCGCGCAGGCGCTGCGCAATCTCGCCGACGAGATCCTGCACGACGAGACCGCCGAGAAGGCCGGCTTCGATCGCGGCCGCTGGCCGCGCATCGTCCGCGCCGCTGACGGCGGCTGGGCCGGCCACGCCTGGATCTCCGCCGAAGGCGCCGACGCCGCGCCCGGCGCCGGGCAGGAGGATGCACCATGAGCCGGCAGGGTCCGACGCCCGGGCCGTGGCGCGTGCAGGCCGGCCTCGTCGTCTCGGACGCCCCCGTCCCGCGTGTGGTCGCGCAGACCTATTCGCCTGCGAGCCTCGCGCGATGGCCGGACGACGCGGCGGAGCGCGACGCCAATGCGCGCCTGATCGCGGCCGCGCCGGACATGCTCCGCGAGATCGTCGAGACCGCCGGCATGGACCTCGAACGCCTCGAAGCGATGGATGTCGCCTCTCTGCGCGCTGTCCTCGCCGGCATGGTCCGGCGCGCGCGATCTCTCCGCGCGCAGGCATGGCCCTGACGTTGCTCTCTGAGCGGTCGCGGACTGCTCAGAGAGCAACTCCTCCGTGTCGCGATCCATGGCTCTGAGCGCGCAGCGCAACCCCAACGCAGGAGGCCCCGATGCGCGCCACCGCCACCCTCACCAACAACCCCGCCCTCAAGGGGCAGCGCGCGAGCCGCGCGCGGTTCTTCGGCCCATTCAAGCGGTTCGCGGTCTACGCGATCCACACCCGCTTCGACGCGGTCGCCTGGGCGGTCTCGGACGCGGAGACCACGGGCAGCGACGGCCTGCCCGAGATCGCGATCCTCGACAGCGAGGCGGAGGCGATCGCCTACGTGTCGCGCCGAGCGGCCGAAGCGGAAGCCGCGCAGCCCGCCGTCGAATGACCCGGCGCTTGCTCTCTGAGCATCGGCGGATGCTCAGAGAGCAGTCCCCTTCCGCCGCGTCTCGCGGCTGAGTGTCGCCACCGCAACCGATGGAGGCCCCGATGACCGACTTCACGCTTGAGACCGCAGCGACCCCCGCCACCGCCGAGGAGCTTGAGGGCATGCCGATGGCCGATGCGATCAAGGCCCTCCGCAAGGACTTCGCCCGGATGGCCTACAGCCATGAGAAGCGCCAGGGCGCCAAGGCCGCGCTCAGCGCCGAGAGCATGATGAAGCTCGGCGACGCCGAAGCCGCGCAGCGCTACATCGCCGCGGCCTTCCATTGGTGGCTGCCCGCCGCGGTCGCGCACTCCCGCGCCACCGGGCGCGCCTGAGCGCACGCCGCGCCACGCCGAGGAGGCCCGTGATGACCGAAGCGCAGAAGATGGCCGAGCGGATCAACGAGCATCGCCGCATCGGCAGGCGCGTCTGGGCCGTCACCCCGTGGCGCGCAGCGGAGGTCGGCGAGGCCTTCGCCGAGGGCGAGAGCCTCTTCATCCGCGCCGGGCGGAGCCGCCGCCCGGTCTGCATCCTGCCCGCGGTCGGCGCCGACCTGCGCCGCAACTTCGACGGCGCCTTCCGCCGGTAATCGGCGGCTGGACGGTCGAGATCTGGAACCCGATGGCGCGCGCATGGCAGCGCGGGCCGAATGCGCCCCATTGGCCGGCCGAGTACGAGGACGCCGCGCGCGAATGGGTGCGCATCGAGAACGAGGCCCAGCGCGAGCGCAACCGCGCGGCCGGCGTCACGGCCTAGCGGGGCCGGCCACGTTCCAGAACAGCACCCGCCCGGAGCCGCGCCGCGCACGGCAGAGTTCCCACGCCTTCGCGTCGTAGTGCGGATCGGCCGGGAACGGTGCTGATGCGCGGCACGGGCGCCCGAAGGGCATGTCGTGCACGACGATCTCCGCGCCGGCCACCTCGGCCGGCTTGAGCGCCCGGCCCACCTGCACCGCGACGCGCCGCGCCTGCGGCCATGCCGCCGCGAGTGCCCGCATGAGCACGCCCGAGCCCGCCGCGCACCAGACCTCGTCCGGCTCCTCGCCGGTCGCTTGCGCCGCCTCGGCGATGGTCGCGATGGCGCCGGGCAGGTCCATGCCGAAGGGCGCGAGCAGCGCGCCGGTGCGCTGCGCATAGCCGCGCGCCCACGATTGCACCACGCCGAGATAGCCGGGCGAGACCTCCTCGATGCGCGCGCCCAGCCGTGCCGCCTCGCGCGTGCGCGGATGCCGCTCCGCGCGCCGCGCGACGAAGATCGTCGCGCGCTTGCCCAGCGCCGCGGCGACATGCGCGATCGCGGTCTGCGCGCCGCCCTCCGCCGGCGACGCGTAGACGACCTCGTCCGCCGCATCGAAGAGCGCCGGCACGAAGCGCGCCTTGGTCCCGCCCGGGAACAGGTCGTCGCGCACCACGCGGATGCCGTCGTGCGTCTCGACAAGGGGCGGGATCATTCCGGGCTCTCCTCGTCGGTCGCGTCCTGCGCCTCGTTCTCCGCGGCGCCGTCCTCGGGCGCGAGCTCGCCGAACTCGCATGCGCCGCACGCCTCCGTCGCGCGCACCGGATCGCCCTTGCAGAACACCAGCACCTGCTGGTGCGTTTTCCCCACCTTGCGGCTCGCGGCGAACGCCCGCCCCGCCCGCACCGGCAGCGAGCCGACCGCGGTGACCAGGATCAGCTCGTTGTAGAGCCGCGCGCCGGCCGCCTCGAACGCCTCGATGGTGTGCCAGGGGAAGCCGCGATAGAACCCGTCCGGCCCGCGCACGTCGCCGACCACGAATGCCGCGAAACGGTCCTCGCGCAGCAGCATGAGCGTGTTCGCGATGATGCGCGCGTACCGCTCGCGGAACTCCGGATAGGGCATCGTCGAGAGGTCGCGCGGATCGTCGCTGTAGCGTTCGAGATCCGCATAGGGCGGGCAGGAGAAGACGAAGTCCGCCTCGGCGCCGGCTGCGAGCTCGCGGATGTGCAGGCTGTCGCCTTCGATCCACACCGGCATCGACTCGCCGCTGAGCGCCTCGCCCTGGGCGCGGTTCGCTTCGACCTGCTCCGGGCGGAGGTCGATGCCGACGTAGCGCCGGCCGAGTCGCGACGCGACGATGCCGCGCACGGAGCCGCCCGCGAAGGGATCGAGCACCAGACCACCGGGCGGGCAGAACCAGCGGTAGGCGAGCTCGCAGAGCACCGGATCGAAGATCGACGTGCCCGAGCCCGCATCGAGGATCTGGCGCGAGACCGGATCGAGCGTCTCCGGATCGCGCTCGCCGCGCACGAAGGTGAGGTTGTTCATCCGCGCGCCATGACGCTGCCGGGCGGGTCCGCATAGCTGTCGTCGCCGCGTGCGACCTTCCACGCGGACCGCGCGCTGCCGGACGCGCCGCCAGGTGCCGCCGCACGCGCCGCCTGCATCGCGGCCCGCTTCTCCGGATCGGGCTCGATCAGCGTGTCGGAGAAGCGCAGCAGATTGCCGCCGCGCCCGAGCTCGCTGCGGATGCCGAGCCCGATCCACGCCCGCTTGCGCTCCTGCCACCATCCTTCGCGGGCGTTGAGCACGGAGAACGGAGCGACGCCGAAGCGCGCGGCCAGCGTGCCGCGCACTGTCGCCGGTCCCGCGTTCTCCGCGTCGGGCGCCCGGCCTTCGTCCGGCGCGTCCTCGCCGCCGTCCATCTCCGCCACCAGCCCGGCCGCCCCGGCGACAATCGCGTCAATCTCCGCCGGATCGAATCCGGTCAGCACAAGGTCGAACCCGTTCGCACCCAGCGCCTCAAACTCCTCCGCGAGGATGGTTCGATCCCAGCCGGCATCCTCCGCGAGACGGTTGTCCGCGATCAGGTACGCACGGCGCTGTTCGGGGGTCAGATGATCGAGCCGGATCGCCGGCACTGCGTCCAGGCCGAGACGCTTCGCGGCTTCGACCCGGCCATGCCCGGCGACGATCGTATCGCCGACCACGAGCACCGGATTGGTCCAGCCGTAGGCGCGGATGGAGGCCACCAGCTTCGCGAGCTGCGCCTCCGAGTGCGTGCGCGCGTTGCGCGGATGCGGCCGCAGCGCGGCGATCGGCACCAGCGGGACGCCGGGAGGGAATGGGATATTCGGCTCGTGCATGGTGCACCCCGGCCTGTGGCCGGCGCGGATCAGTCGCGGCCGGCGACGAAAGGATTGCGCACGGTCACGCCGCGCCAGACGAAGCCGTCCTGCAAGTCCTCGGAGAGCAGCAGCCGGCAGCCTGCCTGCGCGGCGACAGCGAGCATCACGGCGTCCCAGAACGCCAGCCGGTGCGCGGTCGCGATCTCCATCGCGTCGAACAGCACGTCGGCGGTGGTCTCGGCGACCTCGAAGGCGTCCGACCATTCGAGAACCGCGCCGCGCGCCTCCGCCGCGGCGCGGCCCGCCTTGCGGACCAGCACGACGAACAGCTCTCCGAGCGCCTGCACCGGCACCACGACCTCATCCTCCGCGCGACCATCGAGGATCGCGAGCGCCGCGGCCCTGCGCTCCTCGCCGTTCACGCCCTCGGCATAGGCGAGGATGTTCGTATCCAGCGCGACCCGGATGCGGCGATCAGCGGGCGTAGAGCTCATCGCGCGACCACCGCCCCACGTCGGTCGCGGGCTGCGCGGCGAGGCGTCGGCGGAGCGCCGCGCGCGCCTGCGTCCGTGCGGCCGCGTCCGCCTTCGCGGGCGCGAGCACCGCGACCGGCCTTCCGTGCGCGGTGACGACGACCTCGGCGCCCGTCTCTCGGACCTCCCGGAGCAGGCGGGAAAACGAGCGATTGGCCTCGGCGGCGGAGATGGTCCTGGTCATGGGCCGAATGTAGTGCAATCCACTACTTCGAGCAACGGCATCGTGCGCGCCAGCGGTGCTACCTGCAACCTGCAACCCGCAACCCGGTTTCCGCCCCTTTCGCTAGGTCGGTCGGGCGCCGAAGCCCCCCGCATAAGC